TGTATCGTCCAGGGTCGGGAGCGGGATGTCGCGGCCGGTCGAGGTGCGGAGGATGTTGGCCTCGCCAACGGCTTCCCGCATACCCCCGTAATCGCTCAGGGCGATCTCGATCCTCTGCATCATTTCCTGGCCGACGGTGTAGCCGCCCGCGGTCGGTCCGGCGACGGACTGCGCGCGTTGCTCCCGGCTGCTCGGCGCGATCGTGACCGAGGACTGCGGCCCCCGGTTGGCGACGCTGAGGGACTGCCGCTCCTCCGGCGTCAGGTCGTAGACGCCGTGTCGCAGCCAGTTGCGGAACGCGCGGTCCCTGGTGGCCTTCTGATCGGCCTGGTCGCGGGCCTCGCCGTGGACATCATCCTCGGCCATCATCCGCGTGCGAGGGCCCTTGCGGGAATCCTCCTGGGCACGGACGATGCGATCTTCCAGGGCGGCCTGCGCCGCCTCCGCTCCGCGAAGGGTGCCGATCTTGGCGTCGATCTCGTCGGCGTCGGCGTGCGCCTTGTGGACATTGGCGAGTTCTTCCGGCGTCAGGTCGCGCTTCTCGTCCTCGGCCCGCCGGAGGATGTTCCGCCCCTCTTCGACGAGCCGCTTCCGCTGCTCGAGCAGCTCGTTCTCTCGCTTGTAGTTGCTCATTGGGCTCTCCGTTCTCGCGGGCCGGAGAGCCCAAATGCAGAAAGGGCCGAGCCCCGGCCCACACAGTGGTGTGGACTGGGTAGCTCGGCTCTCGACTCGGCGATGACCTGGCTACGTCGCGGTCGCCCGTTGTCGGTACTCGGACCAGCGCGGGGCGGCGCCTTGCCCGACCATGCTACAACAGCATAAGCCGGGCAGTCAACCTCACTCCGTCATGTCGACGATCGGCGCCGACTCGATCATGTCCTGTAGTGCCTTGAGCCCTTCCAGGAACAGCGGGCGGCCAAGGATCACCTCCTCGGCATCGTCCTCTTCGATGACCGCAGAAACCTCGTCGTCGGCGACCTCGTCGCTGTAAGTCTCTTCTCCAGCCTCTGGCGGTGACGTCTGGACGTGCGACTCGCGGTGCATCTCGAGAGATCGCAGCGCCACCTCGGTGCTCGGGTAGGCCGGAAACGTCACCGGTGACACGTCGAACAGCTCGGCGTCGAAGATGGTCCGGAGCGGCATGTCGCCAGTCTCGTCCCACTCCTCGCGCCGGACAATGAAGCCGAAGGACATCTGGTCCACGTCGCCGCGCTGGATCGCTTCGAGCTCGCGGACGGCGGACGCGGGCGGGTCGATCTCGACCCTGAGACCCTTCGCGTCCTCCGACAGCCTGAGCGTCCCTGAGCGCAGTCGGCCGAGCACGTTGCTGCTGTCGTGGTTCCACAGGGCACGCACGTCGTCCGGCCTGGACAGCGCTCCAGAGAATGCACCGGGCTCGATCACCTCGCGGATCCCGCCAAGATCGGTCGGCGTAGCGAAGACTGCGGCATAGCCCTCGATGACCGGCGAGGCGGTGGCCCCTTCGGCGGGGGCGGGGGCGATTCGCAGCTCGACGGGGAGGTGGCGGTGTTCGATGTTCTTCATGGGCTCGGCCTCAGCCATCGGCGACGATGACGCAGTTGCAGCCGCGGTGGAGCGGCGGGTGGGAGATCGGGGTCTGTGCCACGAGGGGCTGCGCGCCGTCGGCCTGTAGCTCGTCACCGGACTCCAGGAACTGGGCGCGAATGCCCACGACAGTGCCGTCGAGACGACTGCAGAGTGGGCAGTCTTCGGTGCCGACAGCGTGCCACCTCAGCCTGGTGACGCCGGCCAGCGCGTACGCCTCGCGGGCCAAAAAGCCGCCGGCCTGGACGGACTCTCGTGACCCGATCTTCGCCGGGCGCTTGTCCTGCCACTCTGCAAGCCGCTGTTCGATGGCCGCGGCGGCATCGTCGAACGTCGGCGACGCGGATGCGAGAGCGACCACCTGCCCCTGGCTGGAGCCGGCGTGGCGGTCGATGAACGTGTCCACGTACTCGCCCGCCATCTTTCCCAAATGCGGGTGCATCTCAGGGTCGCCGCCGACCTCGTCCGCCACCTCCCCGCGGATAGCGCCGGCGAGACTCAGGATTAGGGGCAGCATGTCCATCCGGACGGCAGCTGGGAACTCGGCGTCGTAGAACTCTGCGAGGGCCGCCTGAAGGTCGGCGATGGGCGCGCCGCTAGACAGCGATCGCTTGAGGGCCCGCAGTACCGCTTTCACCTCACGCCCAACGAAGCGCTCCGCGGCTCGCGCGAAGAGCCCCTCGAAGGCGCGCTGCAGGCGCAGCCTCCCCGAGACCGCACGCTTCTCTCTGGCTGCTCGCTCCTCCCGCTCGCCCTTCTGCTCGGCCTGCTCGATGGCGGCACGGTGCGCCACGAAGGCGAGCAGGTCGCGCTGCGGAGCGGGACCCTTGGCCACCGCGTCCGCCGGGGTCACGCCGTCACTGCCCAAGACGCCCATGTTGAGCGGCGTCAATGGCTCGTCGAGGCCCGGTAGCGGGTTCATATTCTCAGCGCTGCGGACCTCGTTGCGCGTCATGGCGCCCATCTGCACGGCGGTGGAATACGCCTTCCAGCGGGTCTCCATGTCCCCGCGGGCGAAGCCCGAGACGAAAAACTCAACGAGGTACTTGGGGCGGTCGAATGACCTGAGCAGGGACCGGTTGAGCACTTGCTCCCATCGCACAAGCCACGGCATGAGGCTCTGCACGAGGAACTCGACCTGCTGAGCCTCTACGCTCGCGTTGCTGGCGCCCTTCTCGAGATCCTGCACCATGTGGAGCGGAATGCGGAAAGCCCTGGCGATGTCGCGGACTTGAAAAAGGCGGGTCTCGAGGGACTGCGCTTGCTCTGGATCCGTCGCGATCTGCTGCCACTTGACGCCGCCAGTGAGGATCGCCAGCCGGTGGGCGTTGCGTGTTCCGCCGCCGCCAAGGATCGACTCTTTCTCAACCCTGATGCGATCAAGGCTCTCCGCCGACAGGTTCCCGTCTGACACCAAGATCCCGCCGGGGTGGAGGCCGTTGGAGAAATACCGCGCACCGAAGTCTTCGGCAGCCATCCCGAGCCCGATCGCGTCTCGGATCTGCGTTGCGATGGAGAGCCCCTGGAGGCCGCCGAGACTCATCGCCCGAATGTGAAGAATCTCCTGTTGCTCGAATCGCTCGAACTTGGCGCCCTCCTTGATGAGGTAGTAGGGGCGACCCGCATCGTCCTGTCGCACGGCGTGGACCAGGTCGGGAACGATCGGCCACAGGGCTACGACCCTTCCATCCTTCCGCCCGCCCTCGCGTTCGATCTCGGCGTAGGCATTGCCCCACAGGAGGAGGTGGGCCTGCAGCATCTCGCGGAACTCGAAGGATGTCTGCAGGAGGTTTGGCGCCTCGTGGAGTACCCCCCAGAGCGGGTGCTCCGGAGCGCGGTCCTTGCCTTGCGGTTGAATGCGCTCGTAGACGAGAAGAGGGAGCTGCGCCACCGACTCGGAGAGGATCCGGACGCAGGCCAGGACCGTCGAGAGCCGGCAGGCGGTGCGCGGACTCACGCGCTGCCCGGCAGCCGTCGCGGTCGCGCCCCACGCGTCGAACATCCAAGAATTTGGATCCGCCAGGGACGTCGACGGGTTCTCCGGGGATGCTCGCCGCTGGATGGAGTCCAGGATGCCCATCAGCGCCGCAGCCGTTCAAGGTCGTGTCGGACCGAGACCCATGCGAGCCCGACCCCGGCAGCCAGCAGCCCGGCGCCGGGGTGGAAGTGGCTGGCCCCTACCGCAGCAATACCGACGCCGCCGTAGTAGTGGACGTCTCGGAGGTCCACAAGGGAACCGGCGCCTCGAAAAAAGCGCGTGATCGCCTGGCCGAAGTCGCGGAGCACCCGCACCATGGGACCATAGCATGAAAACGCCCGTTTGGACAGGTGCTGTCTAAACGACGTGGAAGGCTGGCTCCGGCGCCTTCTCCTTCTCCTGCGCCGACGCCATCCGCAGGGACATGATTGCGCCAAGGACGCCGTCGATCTTGCCTGTCGAGCGCTTCTTGTCTGGCGCGATGTTCTCGTTTACGTCCGTCCTGGCCTTCACACATCCGACGTTCCAGTCCATGACCGGATTCGCAAAGTGGACTACCTTGCGACCCAAGATCAGCGCCTCGAGCTCCTTCATCGGCTCGCTCAGAGAGGCCGGACCCTGGTGGATTTCCGCCAGCGCGTACCCCTCGTCCTGGAGCTCCGGAGCGAGCTTCCACGACTGGTAGGGATCAAAGCCGATCCCGAGCAACGCGAACTCCTCAGCGTCGGCCCGGATCTGCTTCTTGGCCCAGGCGTAGTCGACGACGTTTCCCGGTGTCGCCACGATGTGGCCCTGTTCGATCCAGGTGCGGTACGGCTTGCGGTCGCGGTCCTCTCGCTCCCTCACGCGGTCCTCTGGCATCCAGAACCGGCTCAGGAAGGCGAAGCGGCCGTCTTCGAGCGGGAAGCACAGGACGAACGCGGTGAGGTCGATTCTCTTGCTGAGGTCGAGGCCGCCCCAGCACGGCAGGCCGGACAGGTCGATGCTGTCGGGTGGCGCAGCGCAGGCGCTCCACGCACCATCTTCGAGCCATGAGTCCGGCGTGCCGACCCAGAGGTTGCAGTGCTTGCGCTTGAACGAGGTCTGCCGGGTCGGCAGGCGGAGGGCGTCGTCACGCGCCTTCCGGAGCTCGTCGACGCCGACCAGGTGACCGAGGCTCGGATTGGCCTTGATCCAGTTCGCCTCGTCGCGCCAATCGTCGTCCGCCTTGGCGCCGTCCGCCTTGGTGTCGAGGCAGGCGATGTAGGCGAAGACGTGGTCCATCGGGGCCGGGTCCTCGTTGCGCTCCAAGGCCTGCAGCATGGAGGTGCAGTAGTCCCGCTCGTCCCGGCACACTGTTTGCCCAGCGTCGCCGTCTCCGGCCGTGGTAATCATGAAGACGATCGACTGCGCGCGCTTGCGGGCGCCCTCCTCGAGCACGTCGAGCACGCCGCGGGACGGGTGGGCGTGCAGCTCGTCGATGATGGCGACGTGCGGGTCGAGGCCGTCGAGGCTATCGTACTCCTTCGAGACGGCGACCGCGACCGACGTGTCCCGCAGGATCTCGCGCTTCATCACCTCGAGCTTGCTCTCTAGGATGGGCGACTTCTGGATCATCCGCCGGGCGACGTCGAGGACGATCTTGGCCTGGTCCTTCTTCGTCGCGGCACAGTACCCCTCGGCGCCGCCCTCACCTTCGAGGAAGGTTGCTTGGACGAGGATGGCCGCGGCGAGGTGCGACTTCGCCTGCCCCCTGGCCACCTCCACGTAGGCTCGGCCAAAGCGGCGGCGCCCGGCGCGGTTGGTCCACCCGAAGAGGCTGCCAACGATGAATCGGTGCCACGGGTCCAGGTGCATCCGCTGGCCCCTGGAGACGCCCTTCCACAACACGAGCATCGCGATCGAGAGCATCGCCCGCTCGGCCTTGCCGGCGTCCCAACGCAGCCCTCGGTCGGCGCCGCGCTCAAGGTCGTCCAGGTGGCGCGCGCAGGCGGCGCAGACCCACTTCGACGCGAGGATCTTGCCGGCGACCACCTCGCGGGCATACGCGTGGACCGAGTCGGCCAGCGGCGTCGGTGGCTCCTTGCCGTGCTCCCACCACCACGCGGCCGGCTTGTCGGCGCCATGCTCCTTCGCGCCGGCCAGGATGTCGCCGCGCAGCTCGGCCCAGGCGTCCTCGAGCTCGGCCGCCCCCGGCGACTCGCCGAAGAAGCTGTGGCCGTAGACCAGCTCGTTGAGGACGTCGCTGGTCGAGCCGCCGTGGACCCACGGGCCGCCATCTTGCACCTCGGCGCGAAGGGCCGGGACGCTCGGGCCAGAGCGGCGGCCGGTCCTAGCCTTCCTTGGCACGCCCCTCCACGGCCTGCGGCGGCGGCCATTCCCATTTCGGAGGGCGTGACCCGAGAGGGTCGGGGTGGCGGTTGTGGAACTCGCCGACGATCCAGGCGCCCATCAGCTCCTCCTCTTCGCGCGACCCGTGAGCCGCGGCTTGCGCGGGGCCCCGTTGCCCTGGACGTCGCCGCGCGGTCTCGGTGCGCCATCGTCGGAAAGCTCGAGGCTCAGCTCGCGGAGGCCACGCTGGAGTGCGTTGTCGGCGTCCCGCTTGGTCTTGATCTGCGGGATCTCCTTGAAGTCGCCCCTCGACGACTCGAAGGTCAGGGACCGGGCGGCCTTGATCTCCTTTTCGGCCTGCGCCGAAAGGTCGGAGTTGGTCCCGACGACTCGAAGGATTCTCATTTGCCACGGGGCCAGTGGGTACTCAGAGAGGATCGAATCCACCAGCCTCTTCGCCTGCGCGCTCAGCCCCTTCTTGACCTCGGCCTCGTTCATCGGTTGCTCCTAGTGCTCATGTCAGACAGCCTGTCTTGGTAAATGGGGGGCGCGCTCGGGTTATTTTGACCGAGGGCCGGTCCGCCTAAGTCCTGGCCTGTGAGGATGTTACCCGCCCTCCCCGTCTCGACGGCCCGGAGTGCCTCCGTCATCGCCCGTGCTCCTTGTTGTGGCAGTCGCTGCACAGCGCCTCGAGGTTCGACCAGTCGAACGCCAGGTCCGGCCGCGCCTCGATGGTCTGCACGTGGTGCACCAGGGCGGCAGGCCGGCGGCAGCGGGCGCACAGCGGATGGCGCTGGCGGTATCGCTTGGACGTGCGCTCCCAGCGCTTCGAGTGGTAGAGGCGGTGGCGCGCTGGCCGCTGGCTGCGGTCGTACTCGCCCCGGTGCTCATCGCAGCGTCCGCCGCTGGTCAGGCGGCCGCAGCCTGGATAGGCGCAGAGGGTCGGCGGGCTAGTCGGCACTACTCGCCCTCCCCGCGTACCGCCACAAGCTCGCCGTCGTCGGTCAGACGGCAGCCGATCGGGTCGGGCCCGGGCTCCTCGAGCTCCTCGGTCGCCTCGAAGACCGCCAGGGAGCAGTGCTCGCAGTAGGCGCACTCGGTGCCGTCCCCGAGCTGGTGGATCACTCCGAGGCTTCGGCCGCAGGTGCAGGTCAGCATAAGATCTTCTCCGCCAGGACGACTCCGAGCTCTCGATCCGACTCGCGGCGTCCGGCGCCGAGGATGGGTCGGCTCACCGCTTCCCTCCGAACGCCAGCGTCGCCCCGAGCGCCGGCGCAGCCTTGCGCGCGTCGATCCCAGACGAGTCGTAGGGCACCACCACGCCGGCGGCGACCGCGATCAGCGGCCCGCTCCTACGGCGTGGGTTGAGGCTCCAACTCAGCCCCGTCCCGAGGGTCTCGCCACCGACCACCGCGACCCACGCGAGGCGGTGCCAGTGGAGGAGGGCGGCGCCCAGGCCGACGTCGCAGCCGGGGTCCCCGGGGGCGGCCTCGGATGTGCGGACGGCGCACCAGGTCGCGCCAACTAGGGTCGGGGTCCATTCGGACTCCTTCTGCGCCTGTGGCGCGGTTGGCGGGGCGGCGAGGAGGGCAAGCAGGGCGAGGGACGTGGCGATCATCGCCTACCCCTCTCGATCGCGGCGACCTGCGAATCAAACTCCGAGGCCACGTCGCCGATGGCCTTTGC